ATTGGTCAGATTGTGACCGTGGTGGGTAGCGTTGGTTTTCCGATTGTCGCGTGTTGCGGAATGGCGTGGTTTATTGCCACGACTTTCAGCGATTTTAACGACTTGATGACGAAGAACAACGTGCTTACTGAGGAGCTTATAGGATTGCTTAGGAAGGATGCCGACGGTGAAGATAACACGAACGCTGCGTAATATTATCGCTTGTGTATGTGACTCGCTGACGGGTTTTGTAGCTATTGTAAGCGTTTGCGTATGTGCGTTGCTAATGACGTTTGCACCGCTCGCTAACGCGGACATGCGCGGTGTGGATGTGAGCAATTGGCAGTGCAATATCGATACGGGTGTGCTTGATGCTGATTTTGTGGTGTCGGGCGCGACATGGGGTGTCGGTGGGCTTACTAATATGTGTCTGACCAATGGCGTCAATCAGGCTGCGAACTATCAACTTGGGCGTGCGTTGTCCAGTGGTAAGAGCGTGGGTGTGTATCATTACGCCATGGGCAACGATGCGCGACGCGAAGCCGATTTTTTCGTTGATAACGTTAAGGGGTATGTTGGTCGCGCTGTGCTTGCACTGGACTGGGAATCTCAGGATAACTCGCAGTTTGGTAATGGCGCGTGGGTCGATACGTGGGTGCGACGTGTCTATGAGCGCACGCGTGTGTGGCCGGTGATATATCTGCAAGCTAGCGCATTGGGTCAGCTTAGCGGATATGTGCGTGCGCATTGTGGCGTGTGGGTTGCGCAGTACGCATCTATGGCGGTGACGGGTTATCAGGAAAGGCCGTGGCTGTACGGCGCATATGGCGAAGCCATGCGACAGTACACGTCGAACGGGGCTGTTCCGGGTTACGGGGGGCGTCTTGATTTGAACTACTTCCGTGGCGAACGTTGGCAATGGGACGCATACGCGACGGGCGATCGTAAGGGCGGCGAACATGTTGAGAGCGCGGCACCGTCCACGTCTGCGCCGTCTTCGTCAGAAGGCGTGTCGCGGTGCGTGGTCGTGGCTTCGGGCGACACTCTTAGCGGCATTGCTGCACGCACCGGACTGAACCCGTGGACTGCGTGGACTGGGTACGCTTCCGGTAATCCGGGTGTGATTTATCCCGGCGAGACGGTGTGTTATCGCGGTGCGGCTGGTGTGCAGACTTCCGCCGTTCGAACGCATGCCGTTGCGGCGGGCGAGTCCTTGTGGTCGATTTTCGGTGTCGATTGGAGCCGTGTTGCATCGCTTAACGGGCTTGCTAATCCGAGTCTGATTTATCCGGGTCAGATTCTTAAATATTAAAAATTGCCACTAAAAAAACGGCGTGTCGCAATTGCGCACGCCGTTTTTTCTATGCTATAACTATTCATGTCAGCAAAAAGAGCTGACAAAAATAACAACAAGAAAAAAAGGAACCCATAATGAGGAAAATCAAGAAAACTCTACCGGTCAGCGAAATCAGCTACTACAACCGCGACGGCGTAATGCAATCCGTTACCGTGAACAGTAATGTTCGTACCGTGGAACAGGCCGTCAAGGAACTCATGAAACGCGGTTTGTGCAACGTGCTTATTGACGATATCAAGGTTCGCAAGTACACGTATGCGATGGATGCAGAGCAGTTCTTCGAGAACGCCGTTCTTGTGGACGCCGACAACGAAGCCGAACCCGATACCGAAACCGATAACGAAATCGAAGCCGAAGCCGAAACCGTCAACGAGTGATACGAAAGGAAAACACAATGACCAACAACAACGAAACCACCGAGAACACCGAGAACACCGAAGCCGTGCGTGCGGACAACCGCCGTTTCATTTGCACCGTGGATAATCGAACGTTTGAGGGCAAGCGTGCAATCGTCAACGCGCGCAACAGCGCTAAGAGCCTGAACAGCTACGGCGAAGGCAAGCGGCTTGACGTGGTTGGCGCGTACACCGCGCCCGCCGTCCGACCGCAGACGGGGCAGCCCTGCACGAACGTGTATTTGTTCACGGCGGACGGCAACACCTATTTTTCGCAGTCTGAGGGCATCAACCGTAGTATCTTGGATATTGTGGATATGTTCCCGGATATGAACGCCGAAAACGGTGGTATTCCGGTGGTGGTCAATTCGACCGCATTGGGTGGCGGCAAGTCCATCAAGTCGCTTCAGATCCTCTAAAGATAGGGTAATGCGAAGTGTGCAGCCCGCGTGTAATGCGCGGGCTGTTTTTATCGTAGAAGGTGTGTTTTATGGCAAGGGCGAGAAAAACGGCGGACGTGCTGACGGCAAAGCGCAAGAGGGTACGCCGCGCGATAAACACGATACGCAAAAGCATCACAGAGGGAATGCCGGAAAGCGAACGCCGCGCACGCACGGTGTACGTGCAAAGGCTTGAAGCCGATCTACAAAAAACATATGTCGGTCGTGTCCGTGACAAGGCGCAGCGCACCGAAGCGTATGCACGCGCAAATGAAATAGCCGATCGGCTCAGCAAACAGGTCGCGACCGTGAGGGGCGGCGGCGGTAGGCGTGGCGAACAACGTCGCGCGTTCAACATCTTTCGTCAGGAGATGCGTATAGCGTCCAAGGGTGGGCCGTCGGCCTTGGGCGAGTTTGGCCGTGAGAAAGTCAAGATTTTTTGGCGCTACACGCAGAATATTTGGCAACGCCCCGATGTGCCGCCTGATAAGCGTTTGGATGCGGTAATGAAAGCGTATGGGGCAACGTCGCTAAGTGAGCTTTTTGATACTATCATGGAACGGAATAAGAAAGTGCTGGAATACACGCAGAACCTGAAAATGCATATCGGGGAATTAGAGGATTACACGGACGTTGAGGGTGGTAGTCCGATTTGGCTTATCGCGGTGACACCTGACGTTGTGCGATGAAAGAACGTAGGAATTTCCGGGTGGCCGCGATATTCGACACCGAAACCACGAATATCGGCGAGGGTGCCGAAACGCGCGCGTACCCGATACTGTATATTTTCAACGACATGCGGGATACCTCTTTGGAGTCCTACGACCCTACTTCGGACGATGTGCGTTTTTACCGTCACACGTCCGAAGCGATTGCGTATATTGACAATCTTATCGAATATGGGCGTGCGCATGGTTTTGTTCCGATAATCGCGGCCTACAATCTTATGTTTGACATGCAGACACTCATGTTGGAACTGGTGCAAACGTACACGCTGCACGTCAACGCGCAGACCGCTACAAGCGTGTACACGCTCGATTTATGCACAGGTGAAAACGAAGATGTCGTGTGTCGGTTTTGGGATACTTTCTATTTGGAAATGGGCGGTTTGCGTGCGATGGGCGAGACGTGCGGCCTACCTAAGGCCGTGGGCGACTGGGACTACACGCTTACCCGTACACCGGAAACGTCTTTGACCGACGAAGAACTGTTCTATGCGCGACGTGACGTGCAGGTGATACCGCAATATCTGCAATGGCTGTTGCGCGCTAATTCGTGGTTGACGGCCGACATGCTCGGTTGTCGGGTACTTACGAAGACTTCGCTTGTACGTCAGATGGCACGCCGTGAGATTGGCGGTCGGCGCGTCACATTGCGCGACGGTAAGAAACTGACGTTGCAGCGCGCGTTTGAAACGACATGTAACCAGGAGTTTCCGAAGGACTATAAATCTTACGCCTTGCGCAAGGCGTGTTTTCGTGGCGGGCTTACCTTCACATCTGCGCGAACTGCGAGTGTCGTGGTGGATAACGTCGCGTCGCTTGACGTGACCTCAATGCATCACGCTTTCATCAATGGACGTAGATTGCCGGTGAAATTCGCGCCGACACCGCCGGAATTGCTGCAAATCGCATGTGAGAACATTGTTGCAACGCCGCTTGCCGATGTGTTGTCGTATTACGATGACCCTTTTAGAACGGGGGTGCATGTCGTTGTGCGGTTTACGAATCTGAGATTGCGCAAGGGTACGTGTTTCGACGCTTGGGGCATAGCGATCTGCCCGCGCTCGAAATTCGTGCGGACGCTGCGCGCGGGTACCGATTACAGCAATAACGAGAGAGCGAAGACGCAGGATAACAGTATTCGCGCGCATGGTTATGTGGATACTGCAATAAATCCAACATACGCGTTCGGCAAACTGTATCGGGCGGACGAATGCGTACTGCATGTTAACGAGATTGAATTGTGGAATATCGGGCAAGTGTACGACTATGACGAAATGCAAGTACTCTGCGGCGAAAGCACCACTAAAACCATAATCCCGCCTGATTACGTCACTTTGCAGTCTAATGCGCTTTTCGCGCGTAAAACCGACGTGAAAAACCTTATCAAGGGTTACACCGAGGGCGTGCCATTCGCGGGCGATATCCCCGATTCGATACCGGAAGGTATCGCGCACGACGCGAAGACAGGCGAGCTGAGTATGAAATTTCTGCAATCCTACTACGGTTCCACCGTGAAAGGGCAATTCAACGGCATCTATGGGACACAGGCGCAGGACGTGATGAAAGCCGATTATCGCGTGACGGAAGACGGCGAGCTGGAAGTGGACAGAACGACCGTCTGTACACCCGAGAATTTCGCGGCAAAACGGCCACGAACGCCGCGCGTACTGTATACTTACGGCATGAGAATTGTCGCCGGTAGTCGTATGCATCTTATTATTGCCATGATGCTTGTCTATGCGCGACTGGGTGATAGGGTGACAGTGACCGGCGGCGACACGGACAGCCTCAAGATACGATGTGACGCGGACGTGAGCGACGCCGATTTGTTGGAATGTCTGCAACCGCTGCACGACGCGATCGAAACCGCGATTAACAGGACGATGCGGCGCGTGCGTGTCACCGCGCCGGATATGGCGAGCACGTTGGAGCATATTGGCAAGTTCGAGGTTGAGGACTGTGGCGGCACCACTCGATACGCGAAGCATATGGAGCTGTGGAACAAGGCGCGTGTGAGTCTCGATGTAGGCGGGCGTGTGCATGTGACGTGCGCCGGTTTGCCGCGACCCGACGGCGCTTACACAATCGAGGAGTTTTTGCATGACCTTATAGAGGGTGGTCATGGTTTTGCCGAAGCCGTCGGAATGTCGCTCGGCTATGACGTGCTTGTGGATTATGCCATATGCCACACCTTGCAGCGTAACCGCCCGCACGTGTGGGATAGATACGTGGGCACCGTGACGGATTATCGTGGCGGGACGGCGCATGTGGACGTGCCCGAAGCGATCGGGCTATACCCGTCGGGACGATGGTTGGGTGAATCCGATAAACAGGCAAACGAAGAAAACATTACGTATCTGCAAACCACGTATAATAGACATGTGGAGACAACACCACGTGAACTTACATTAACGAACGGGAAACCAAGGATTGTGAGCATAGATGGCGAACTACTATTATGATCGACTCAGAACACAGATATTGCCGCGCAATGCTGACGTTAATCTGATAATCGGGGCGCGCGGCCTTGGCAAAACCTATGGCGTTCGCCGATACATGCTAGAGGATTATATTAAAAACGGTATCTGTTTTGTTGAAGTCACTCGATACCGTGAAGAAAACAACGACGTAGCGGCGAATTATTTCGACCGGATAATAGAAGATAATATTTTTCCCGAATGGAAATTTAGAGTACATAACAAGGTTGCCGAAGCACGTCGTGCCGGTGATAAGGAATGGTGTACGTGCGGTTATTTTATTCCGTTAACATTACAACAGCAGAAGAAAAAAAGTACTTATGTGCGAGTGCGCAATATCTGCATGGATGAAATTATTATTGATACCGATGACCGCTATCACCGATATCTAAAAAACGAATACGAACAGTTGGCGAAACTTGTTGATACCGTCACGCGTGAACGCGCCGACGATACCGAATTGCGCAAACCGCGAATCTTTTTGCTGGGTAACGCGTGCGATGCCTTCAACCCGTACTTTCAACATTATGACGTGCCCTTGGAGCCTGAGTTCGGTTTGCAGTGGCTCGATGGTAAAACATGCCTTTTCGACTACGTGCGAGATGACGTATATGCCGCGCAGAAAACCAAGAACACCGTGGCCGGGCGAATGCTGAAACACAATAGTGATATGACGGCTGGGAATCGTTTCAAGCACCACGACACCGATTTTTTGACGAAGCCGCACGCACACGCAAAATTGTCATATGTGATTCGATGGCTACACGTTGAATATGGTGTCAGTATTGATCTACGATGTGGATACGTCTTTATCACCACGACATACGATAAGGTGACACGTGTGCCTTATTTTGCCGTGACAAGGGATGATAACCGGTTGAACTATCTCACTGCGTCCGTCGCAAAGGATATTATCAAGAATCTTACTGCATATTATGCTCTTGGATATCTGCGATACGACACGATCGAGACGCAACACGCTATATCCGAGATGTTGCGCGTATTCGGTGTAAAATGATCGTGGCATACCAAGGCGAGGTGTTGTGGCGAAGATGATAAAACATTATCGTCGATACCAACGGTTGACTCCGTCGACGATATGGCCGTGATCGGTAAACGCGCCGTCCATTGTCACGAATCATGTCGCACCTATGCTAATATTGAGCCGTACCGGCGTACATCGTACCGGTACGGCTCTTTTTCATATATGAAAGGATTGATAATGGACGATGAAACCACCGAGGAAAGGGACACCGCCGAACGCGACAACCTCACCCCCGACGAAGCGCACCGCGCGGGTGAGTTCGATGACCTACGGGACATGCTCACGTCGATGACCGACAAACTCAACGACGTGATCGAACACACGAATACTATTAGCGAGCGTATCGACGGTATCTATGAAAAGTTCGCCGACTCCGTGTCGCAGATGGTCGAAAACGGCGCGACCGTCCGTGAGGATGACGCGGCGGATGCCATAGCCGATGCCGCCGCGAACGATCTTGAAAACCTTGATTACACGCTTTGACGCAAACAGATAGGAGATATTTATTATGGCTGTAGACAACGCGACGATTTTGGATAAGGTGCGCCTTAAGGGCACCGACGATTACCAGCAACGTATACCGAGCGCGACGCAAACCGGTGTGGCGAACACCATGCGTTACCTTTTCGACCCGCTGAACCGTCAGTATTTGAACGACTGCGTTTGGAGCATGGTTAACAGAATCGGGCTTACCGTGATGGCGCAGAACGAACCGTTCGAGAATCCCTTGAGCGTGTTCAAGAAGGAAAACCTCTACTGGGGTAGCACCGTTCAGGAAATCGCCGTCAAATGGATTAAGGCGCACGGATACAAGGACGATGCCGAAGACCTGTTGAAGATGCACCGCCCCGAAGCGTCCGTATGGTTCTACGAGATGAATCGCAAAGACCAATATCCTATTTCGTGGACCGATGACGAACTGCGGCAGGCGTTCGTGGACGATTTCGGACTGAACCGGTTCGTTGCGCAGATCATGGAAACCCCGCGAAACTCCGATAATTACGACGAAATGAACATCATGCTTGCCCTGATTCGCCATTACGAGAAGAATCTCGGCTTCTACAAGGTGCATCTCGATGCGGCACCGACCGACGAAACGTCGGCTAAGGCGATGCTCAAGGCATTGCGCGCGACAGCCGGGCGTATGCAGTTCCCATCTACCCAGTACAATGCGCTCAATATTAACGACATTCCGGCATACGCGAACCCGCAGAACATGGTGTTGCTTATCGAGCCGGAATATCTCGCGTCGCTTGACGTGGATGCGTTGTCAGCCGTGTTCCAAATGGATAAGGCGGATGTGCCGTATCGTATCATTCAGGTACCGAATCTCGGCATTCCCGGCGCGGTGGCATTGCTTGTGTCCACCGACTGGTATCAGGTACGAGATACCCTTTATGGCACCACGCAGTTCTACAACCCGCAGACGCTCTCAAACACGCTGTACTTGAATCATTGGGGCATCTATGGCGTGTCCCCGTTCACGCCGTGCGCGCTTTTCACCACCGACGCCGGTACTTCCATTAATGTTGTGACGCAGCAAGTGAGCGGTTTCGCGCTGACCGTAGAAAATTCAAACGTTAAACCGGGTGACGTTGTTCAATTGCAGCCGAAGCTTACCGCCACCGTTACACCCACGGGTACCGCCATTGAGGTTGCACCGAACACAGCGACTTACGAAGTCACGGCCACGCACGCCACCGTGGACCAAGCTCCCGGTGCGCCGTTCAATTTGAACGTTAATACCTTCGTGGACGATCAGGCACGCTTGCATGTCCAGCGCGACGGACTTCAGAAGGGCGACATTATAAAGGTGACAGCCGTTGCCACGTACATTAATCCGAACGGCGCAACTACTACGTATACCGCTTACCGTACCGTGAATGTGATCATGGCGGACTCCGCGCAGACGGGTAAGGCACCGACCATGGCGGACTCCGCGCAGACGGGTGGGACACCGACCATGGCGGACTCCGCGCAGACGGGTAAGGCACCGACCGCTAAAAAATAAAAATGACATGTTAGAATCGGGGATACCGGAAAAAACGGTATCCCCGATTTTTGTATGCGAAAGAGGTACATAAAATGAAATTCCCGCACTTGGACGGCGCAACACCGTTCCCCGGTGCCGACGCGCACGTGTACGAGCAATATACCAATGTCTACGACTATCACATGTGGACACCTAACACCAAGATAAAACTGTGCCGCGTGAAATGGCGCGATGACGGACGCGATACGGTGAAATTCAAGGATGACGTAGCGCGCGATGCATGGTTCGACGCGCTGGACGGCGAAGCCGTGACGCTCGAAAGCAGCATGTATATCGCACGCGCGGACACCGACGGCGTGAAGATACCGGTGCCGTACATGACCGCGCAACGCTACAATTACATAACTGTTGACTTCAGCGCGGATATCATGCAATCGCCGTTGCAACAGGCCGATTGTCAGACACGCTATCACTATTTCATTACGCGCATCACGGCGGAAGCACCTAACACCACTACCCTCGTACTGCAACGCGACGTATGGATGGACTATATCAACACGACCACGATAAACGGTTTGCTGCTGTCGCGCGGACACGCGCCGTTGGCGGAAACGACACCGCAGAAACTGCTGAAGAACCCGCGCGCGAATTGCCGTGATTTTACGTTGCCGGATATCGATTATGGCAACGCGGCGGCGAATATCAGGAAAAGCGCGCCGTTCAACCTACAGAACGGCACAAGATACATCTGTTTGGCCGCTACGTTTTCACCTGAGCAGCTGCAAGCCATGAGTGGTGTACGCGGTACGAATATCACGGATAGTAAACCATCATACACCAATAATGACGGTACGGTTGGCGGGTTTGTATGGGGTGCCGGAAACGTTTCCACGTCAAACGTCACGGGTGCGGGCACCGCCTATAATTCGGTAGATAATCTCACCGCAAGCAACGTGATCGTGTACGCGCTCGAATCGTCCAAGATATCGAATGATTATTTCGATACTCTTTTCACCTACTATCCACATATCATGTCGCAGATAACAGCGGTTTTCGTCGCCACCGCGAATATGATGCGATTTGGCGACACCGTCAGTGTGGACGATGTACAATGGCATACGGTCAGCGGCACGCGAACGAAGATATCAGATATTGATTTGACTATGGATGATTTTGGATATGCCACCAAATACGCTCGAATAACACGACTGTATTTAGCCCCTTATGCATACTTGGAAATATCCGACAACATCGGCAATAAAACCCGCGTCGAAATAGCGGACTGCGGGCGGCTCTCGGTGCAATCCGTCACGTCTCTCAGCTATCCGATATTGCGGCAAATAGCGTGGCTTGACGGTATCGGTGCCGACGGCGATACGTCCATCAGTATTAACGCGATTGACGGCGCTAGCATCACCGCCGACGTGCCGAACGCTGACGTGCTTAAAACGCTTGTATCCCACGACATACCGACCTACGCGCTGCAACGTCGCGCAATCGACGCGCACCGCGCGGACGCATACAATCGAGAGGTGGCCCAAGCGCGCGAAAACGCCATCATATCGTATGAAAACAGCACACGCTCGGCCAATACGTCACTGGGCAACACCAACCGAAGCAATGCGAACAGCACAGCCAACACGAATTTGTCAAACGCTCTCAATTCCACCGTTACGGATAATTCCAACGCGGCATCGAATCAAATCTTCACAAACAACATAACGCAGCAAAATCTTTTGCTCACCGCATCCAATGACAAAATAGACAAGCTGAACACAGCCACTTTGGACTTGACAACGAATCTAGTGAACACGGAAATCACGGCAAGCGCGATGGGCACCGTCACCGCCGCGATAGGCGCGATAGGCACGGCGGCGACCGGTATAGCGGTGACGGCGGCGACCGGCGGCGCGGCGGCACCGATGGTTGCGGCGGGACTCGGCGCAGCCGGAAGCATTGGGTTGTCAGGCGCAAGCTTCGCCACCGGCGCATCCAAGACAACCGCGGAAGCCGCTTACAAGCAAGCGTACAACGACGAAGCCGCGTGGCAGGCGAAACTATATAACTCGAAGGCCAATAGCGTCAGCACCGCCATGGCGGGTACGCAGCTCGTCGAATCGACAAAGCTTAACACCAACAACACAAACGCAAGCAACGCCACGAACACCAGCATTACGGCCAACAATGTGAACACGTCGAACGCGAACGCGTCGGCTTCGCGCAATCAGACAATCGACAACGCCAAACGCAGCATGGTTAACACACGATCAAACACAAATGCCGCATGGCGCGACCTGCTCAACCACGCCGCGCAGCCCGTGGGGTCATATGGCGGTGACAATTTCAACCAGGCTACGGGACTTGACACCATAACCGTTAAACTCGTCACCGAAGACAACGGCGCGATAGCGGCGGCGGGTGACTACATGCTGCGTTACGGAATCGCAAGTAACAAACTCTACAACACACCGAATCTCACACCGTGCAATCACTTCGCCTATTGGCAAGCGGGAGACGTGTGGCTGACCAACGAACTCGCCGGAAACGACGCGCTCGATACGATACGGGAGCGACTGACCGACGGTGTTACAATTTGGAATGACCCGGACGAAATCGGCGGGGATTATCTCGCCGTCAATCTCTAAAGTAGAAAAGGAAAAGACATGGGACGCAAACGAACGCACAAGCAGCCCCCGACACGCGCCGGTTTGGGTGAAAAAGGTCTACCGGTGTGGCAACAGTCGCAGCAAATCAACTCACAGGCGTATTTTACGGCGTATTCGCAAATGCTCAATATCGCCCTATCGCGCTTCAAATGGCTTAACCTTCCGAAGACGTGCAATGCGTGGTTTCTCGAATACAACCTGATATACTACGGCTACGCAACCATCGCGTATCCACGCAGTAAGCCGGGCGTGTTCTTCTCTACTCAGGCCGTTATCAACTCCAATTTCAATGTCTATTATCGTCCGAAAAAATGGACTTCATACGGTATCAACGGCTGGCATTTCGACGTGGACAATTCGAACGGCGTATTCATCTACGCCAACAAGGCGCGCACACCATTGGTGCCGACGCTTGAATTCTTCGCGCATGAGATAGAGGATTTGTACATGACGCGCCGTCAGAATCGTTTCCATCAAAAAACGCCGTTCATTCTAGAGGTTCCGGCGGGACAACAGACGGCGGGCGTGAACGTGATTAAGCAAATCTCGGGCGGTGAAATGGCAATCATGGCGACCCCCGGTTTTACCGATTCGATGAAGGCGCAAGTACTCAATACCGGTGTGGAATATATCGGCATGGAATTGCAGAATGACATACAGAACACGTGGAACGCGTTCTATCAGGCGCTGGGTATCAAGAATCTTCCTATGAAGATGGAGCGTCAGACCGCCGACGAAATAAACGACTACGGCGAGCCGACCGACCTTCGCGCACTGTCCGAGCTTGAGGAACGCCGCGCCGCGTGCGACGTGCTCAACGACCGTTTCGCAAAATACCTAGACAAGCCCATAGAGGTCGTATGGAATCAGGACAACATCAGCAAGAATTACAATTACATGACGAATCTACAGGAACAGGCGGAAACCGACGATGACACCATATGAGACAATACCGGCATACGAGCCAAGCGAACCGCACGACGATTTTCACGCCGTGACCACTATCACGCTGGGCGAACTACTCACCGAGGGCGGCGTTGACTGGGCACAGCCGGAATGGTCGTGGCGCGACGATGCCTACAACGACACACAATACACACGTTGTTGCCGAAAAATCGAAAACCGCTACTACGACCGCGAACTAGGCGTGATGCCGCCGAGCAGATGGCGAAGACACCTCATGCGGTTGATCAGCGAGTTCATGCCGGTGCTGAAACCGCTCTACCAGCTTGCGGACGGCAACCCCGGCATGTTCCTATCGGACGCCGACACATGGCACAAGATGCGCGCCGTGTTCTCGGACTTTCCGGCCACGCAGTTGCAACCCGGTCAGGATTACGCAAGCAACGCAACCGATACCCAATACGAAACCATCGTCAACGGCAATTTCATAGACAAGGTAAAGGCAATACGACAAGGCGACTACGTGGATATCGACGTGCTACTATTGGAGCATCTAGAGGAGTGCTTCAGCCCGCTTTGGACGGTGAACATAAACAACTATTAGGAAAGGCAAAAACATGTTCCCACTACCATTGTACAGCGTATGGCCTTATACACCGGTCATACCCGCGTTCTACTGGAACGCCAAGAGCACAGAGGAGATAATCAAATATCTTGCGTGCGAATACGACCACATCACCTCATATTTCGATACACTCACCAACGCCATCAACAATCTAAGCGCGGACGTGCAGACGTTCGAGATCGGCATCGAAAACCGTGTAAGCGCGATGGAAGCGTCGTTGGCAACGCTGATTGAAAATCTCGAACACGTCGGCGATAAGATGGTAATCTACGACCCGACTAAAGGCGCTTACGTCGATTCCAAAATCGCAATGCGCGACATGTACCGTGAACTAGCCGTGTTCGGTGCGCGCGTTAATCAAATCGCCGGTAAGAGCGTTGAGGACATGGCGAAGCACCGCACGGACGAAACCGCAGCCGTCGGCAACCTCACCATTTTCAACGACGCTACGCCGCGTGTCACCGACCCGAAAACCGGAAACCCATACACGCCCATACAATGACGAAAGGCTGAATTATGGACAGTACACCCTACAACAAGCTACCGCTGTACGGCACAGGCTCGATAGCGGACTTACGCGACGAATACAACCGCGCCATGCAGCTCATAGATAAAAAACTGCACCAACTTGACGTGCAGATTCAAATACACCACCCGGAAGGAATGTGAAATGGCATCCACAACCGACAATTTCAACCTTGATTTATACGACACAGGCGACCCGGCAAACCTCACCGACCAGTACAACGCGGCGATGCACACCATAGATCGCACGCTGCTCACCATCAACAACAACGCAGGTAGCGCACTGCAAAAGGCAAACAAGCTGGAAACGCGTCTGAACACCGTAGCCGCGCAAGCCACCGCCGCGACCGATAATCTGACCGCGCTCGGCGTCACCGACACCACCACCGCCTCAACATCTAAGAGTACATGGGATAAGGCCGCGTCACGCGCCGAAAACAACAAGAACATGTTTAGCGCGCTCGGTATCAAGACCACCGACGATGCAAGCAGACTCAAAACCGCAATCACGAACACGGAAACCAAAACCGACCGCAACGCGCGAATCATCACGCAATCGACCGGTTTCAACGATAGTATCGTTGTTATCGGTGACAGCTGGGTTGACGGCTACTACAGCGGCGCGAAACACAAAGCGGACTCGCCCGCGAACGCCATCTACGACATACTGCGTCCGACCACCAAGCAGACGTTAGGCACGAGCGCGGGCGGCTTCTACGCTTCCGGCGATGACGGCACTTTCCTAAGCCGATGGAATGCCGTCACCGACAAGCAGCATGTAGACAGGGTTATCATAATCGGCGGCCAAAACGACGCGACGGTGATGCAGAACAACAACGTACAATTATCGTCAGTGAACAACAGCATAAACACGCTGTTGAACACAATCCGTACCGATGCGCCGAACGCAATCATCGATATATTCCCCATGTGTCTCGCAATCGGCGCATCAATGAACCGTCAGAACGCAAAATGGAACGTGGCACCGGATTACCGTCAACAGGTCTACAATCTGTTCGCCACAAAACGAGACATCCCAAACGTGGTGATACACGAAGGCGCATACCGTGCGGGCGTGTGGGCAAGCCAAGCGGCTGACGGCGGTGACGGCAACGACGGCGCGCACCTATCAAAAGGCGGATATAACGCAGTCGGCCACGCCATGGGAAGCTGCATTCTGCACGGTACGACGTTCTTTCCGACACAATGCGGATACCCCAACAACTCGCAAATCAACGGCACATGGAACAACGTATCGATCTTCGAAACCAACGGCGTGCTATCAATCCAATACAACGCCAAATGCAACGGCACACAGAAAAACGGCGACAGGCTATTCCAAATCGCCAAACAATTCAGCGTAGGCGCGTCAATGTTTTACAAGGACTACTCAGACAAATACTTCGTATCAATCGACGGAAACACCCTAGCACTCCAAGGCGTAAACAACATACAATCCGGCGACATAATCGCAGGCGGCATACGACTACTAGC